CGCAGAAGACGGGAGCGATGCTGTGGAACATTGCCGAGACTGCATTCGAGAGCGGTGCGTACAATGCTGCCGTGAGTGCAGTGAAAGAGTTGAACCAGCTCGCTGGCCTCACGATCCACCGCAGCCAGAACCTGAACATCAACGCTGACCTACAGAAGATGACAAAGGATGACATCAAGCATCGGCTCAACGAGCTGCTCGGTGTGGACAGTGAGATAAGCGACAAAGACCACTAACTTTGTCGGCTCCGCGTATCCGCCAAATGAACCTCGTTTTGGCCCCGCCTCCCGCCCAGCCCCTCAAAATTTGGCGAAATTCGCCATTTTTTGGCAAAAAACGCTAAGCTTTTGATTTTTAAGGGGAATTCCCGCGCATTTGCCGCTGCGCCTGCGCGTCGGTTTGACCGCCCCTGCTCAGAGGCGAGACACGTCTCGGCCAGAGAGCTGCGCGACCTTGGTTTTCTTCTCTCTGAGCGCCTGTACGCGCCTCTCACGCGCTGGCGTCACGCATAGTAGGAACCCTATGGGGTCGGAAAAAGCCTGTCAGATCGCGTTAGATTGCGACCCCCGCACCCCCCTGTTTGGCGACCTCGGCAGGCGCGATAGCTATAGCTAAGTTCTGCTCACAGAATCTCCAAAAATTTACAACCGAAAGGATAGGTGCTCTGAGCAGCCACTTTTTCCAGTCGGGGTTGGAAGATAGGCAGTGACCGCCCAGAGCGCTCCAGAATTTAACCGAAAAAGTTTTGCCCCAAAAATTTTATTTCAATTTTTTTTCGCATAAACTCCACCGATGGCAGATTCAAGATCCAAAGGCGCGTCTTTCGAGCGCGACATCGTAAAGCGCATCAATGCGTTCGCCGACCAACATGCCCTTGGTTTTACCTGCAAGCGTAACCTCGACCAATATCAAACCGCTGATCTGTGCGACATCCAAATCCCCAATCACGCCATCGAATGCAAGGCGTACAAATCAGGCTGGTGGTTTGCACCCGCTTGGTGGGAGCAGGTTTGTGCCGCTTGCGGTGACGATACACCCGTTCTAATCTACAAGTTCAACAACAAAGCTATTCGCGTGTGTGTGCCTTTGTATGCAATTAACGAAAATATGGCGCGAGATAACTCTCGGACAGCGGTGGTGACTCTTGATGAGTGGCTGGAGCTGTTGAAAGTTAGCTTTGAACAACAGCGGGAAGCTGCGTAATGGATGATATCGACATCTTTGACGATCCAAACCGTGACCCTGTGTACGAAGACATGGGCTTCAGCTTCGACAACGAGCGCGGCCAGTATTTTGAGGTGGTTTCTCACCCTGAGTACGGCGTTATGCGTCGATACATCTCACCCCGCGATCAATCCCCTGTTCCTGCGTTGAGTGATGCCCGTGATAAAGCTGACATACGCAGGCTTATAGCCTCGGTTGCTGGATCGATTGGTAGCAAGGCTGCTGGTCGCGTATCAGGCAAAGAATTTGAAATAATGAAGTCTAGGTCTAAAGGCTTAACTAAGGGCCGTGGATACAAAGAAGGCGGTGGCGTAGGCGATATCGACATCTTTGAACCCTCGAACCCAGCCCCACCCGCGAGGGCTGAGTACATACCGCCGCAGCGGTTTGATCAGTTACAGCAGTTTGTAGAAGATCCGCAGGGCTTTAGCAGCAATGAAGCCGTGACTAGGCGGTACGACCAAGGCCGTCAGGACATTTTGAACAAGCGGGAGCAGGGTGGTTACGGCGTTGGAGACAATTTTGACCGCGAGGCGTACCAGCGAGACTATCAAAACCTGAATAAAGCCCTAGACATGGGTATGCCAGCCCGAATTTTCCCTGCTTTTACCCCGTATACCGCGAAAGAGGCGGATATGGCGGCTGAGATCACGCAGTATGAGGGTGTACCCGCTCCAGAACAGCAGGCTGCTGAGCAAATTTTGGCAAGAACCTCTGCTGACCGTGCTTTAGAGAGAAAAATAACCGATTTAGACCCTTTTGGCAGGCGTGTTCAGGAAATTGCTGGCGGAGTCGGCTCGTTGTTGGGTCGGCTTGGTGGAACGAGCGATGAAAAGCAGTTTATTTTGCGCGAAGAGGCCAGAGGGCCAGAGATAAAGTTGTTTAGGCAAGAAGCGCGTCGAGGTATGCCAGCCCAAACGGGCGTGACGTTCACGCGGCGGTTTTGATGGACGATATCGACATCTTTGGCTACAACCTCGGCGGTTCAGTCAGCGAGATGATGAACCCCGTGGATCGAGAGCTGCCGTCTTTGAGTCCAGCTCAGATTGCTAACATGGGTGCCGCGTTTGCAGACCCATTGGGCATGGTTGATATCACGGGCGAGTACCCTGAGTTCCCCGCAGCGGGTGTTTCGATGTCTGAAATGGTTATGGAAGGCCCACGCTCACCCAGCTTGGTTGAAAATTTAAGCGAAGGTAGCTACGGGGCAGCGGCACTTCAGGGTATCGGCATGATTCCCGTCGTTGGTGGCGCGGCTAGGGCCGCTCGCAACTTGATCAAAGGCGCAGATCGCCTTGAAAAAGCCAAAAAAGCTGGTTTCGACACCGAAACAGTGTATTACCACGCGACGGATAGATTTGAGGGTGATCCCACCATTTCTGAGCGGTTTGAAAAATCATACAAAGATTTTTCACAATTAAAACCATCGGAAAAAGGAAAGCTGGGGCCGGGCATTTATATGTCGGCTGATCCCGCGTACACCGAAAAATACATACGCACGGCGTATCAATCTGGCACAAAAGATCCATTGTTTGGTGAGGGCGCTCGAATCTTGCCGATTTTTGTGCGCGGCAAGATTGCAACCAGAGATGTTTTTGACGAGGCGGTAGAAAAGGCTGGCGGCTTGTTGAAAAAAGAGTTTGAAGAAATAGATGCGGCTGCAAAAAACAACGAATTTGACGAGCTTATGGCGAACCGCCAAAGGTTTGCGATGCAAAAGCAAAAAGCTCAAGAGATTATGGCCGAAGACGGATTTTCAGGCTTCAAAGTTGGCGATGAAATCGTTGTATTCGATCCCAAAAATGTGCGCTCAGTAAACGCTGAGTTTGAAGACCTTGATTCGCCTGAGCTTCTCAAAGCTGATGGCGGCGAGATACGCAAGTTTAGCAAGGGTGGCATCCTCGACCTAATAGTCAAAGGCGATTTCGATCCACGGTTTGATCCAAGAAAAAGAGAGCAGGAAATGCTCCGCAACCTTGAGGCTGAGATTATTGGCAGCAATTACACGCAGCCTATGCCTCGGTTAGCACTTTCAGATCTTGAAGGTGAAGGCTTTGTCACCTCGATGTCTGACAGAACCCGTGCAGGCGGCGATGTTAAAAGCATCAACAGGGTGCAGTTAGTTGATCCGATTCACTTGCCGGGCGGTCAGGACTTTATGTTCAACAACCCCAGCGCAGTTTGGGCGTCTGCAAAAGCCCCTTCTAGCAAAATTTTAGAGTTGGCTAGGGATTTGAAATCAAAGTCTGGCAAAGACCCGTTGTATATACCGTGGCGCATGGCTCCGACTGGTGGAGATTTTTCCACAACGACAGGCGAATTGATGCTCGGCTATGCCGCAGCCAACATGACCAAGGCGACAAAGAAAGCCTTGGACAAGGCCATGAGGTCTTATCGCACCACAGGCAGCATGGTTAAAGGCAAGCGTGTGAACGCTGGGCTAAAAGTTGAAGGCTGGAAAGGCATAGATGACCCAAGCTCGGTAGAAGTCTGGCGCAACACTCCAGACCCAATTCGCAAAGAACTCATGAACATGATGGACGTGGAGTTCCGCGACAAAGGCGGGTTGTCCATTGGCGCTGCGAGACTGATTAACGCAGACCCCAAGCAGCTTGTGGGTCGCGACGCAGGCATCCAGAACGTAGGCCGCATCTTTGCCGACATCGATATATTCGACTCGGCGCACCCGTCGTACCCGTTTGCAGTACCCGGCGCGGGTGTGGGCGTTCTCAGAAACGCAAGCGAGGCAACGGCTTTTGATTTGTTGCCAGAAGCTAGGTTTGGTGGAGCGAAGAAAAAAGTAAAAGATCCAGCTAATCCTACCGATCAAGAAATTAGATCGCTTCAAAATCCAGCTAGATCAGGCACGATTACAGAAGAAATCCTACGCCGCATGGAAGCTCGCGGTGTAGACGTAAACTCCATAGCGGGTCTTACGGGTGGCGCTCTGACGTTCACGTTGCTTTCGGGCGGCTTGGTTACGCCGCAAGAGGTTCAGGCTGGCGCTCTCAAAGAGTTCGCTAACAACCTGCGTAAAGCTGATGAGATGGGCCTCAAGACCGATCAAATTTTATACCACGGCTCTACGTTTGATATCGAAGAGTTTGTGCCAAGCTCCGCTACCGACAACGACTTTGGTCAAGGCACCTACTTGACCATCTCACCGAGCGATGCTTCGCGTAACTACGCAGGCGAAGGGCCAGACTTAACGAACCGAATCAACACGCTTTCTGAAAGCATACAAGAAAGCTTGGAAGGCAGTTGGAGCTGGAATGCAGATTTTTGGGACAAGATAAACGACCCAGAAGTGTCTGCTAAGATTGAAAAGCTGGTCGATGAGTTTGAAGATACTCGTGACAGCTCGGTTCTTGAGGAAGCCTCTTACCTCGCGGCCAAGACAATTCTAAAAGGCCAGAACGAAGGCGTGATATACCCCGTCTTTGTGAACAACAATGACTTTGCGGTTATCGGCGGTAAGAACAGAACGGTTATTCCTGTAGATACAGAGCAGTACATGAAATCGGCCAAAGAAGAGATAGATCGAGACGATTTTCTCTATGAGCAAGATTATGATGACGCTGTAATTGAGTACGCTCAAGAGCTTGAAAATAATGACTATGAAAGCCCGATTGCAGAACTTGCAGACAGTCTTAGAAGCGCAGGCGCAAGAGAGGAAGCGGTTGATGAGGCGGTTCTTTCCGCTATGGAAAGCGGTCAAATAGATTTAACTGAGATCAATGACATTGTTCGCGGTTTTTTGAACCCAGATTTTGATACTGGCGAGCTGCTAAATAACGGCCAAGTCGTGCAGGATATTCTTGCCAATCTTGGCTACAAAGGCGTTGTTGATAACACGGTTGGTCAAAGGTTTGCAGGCATGGGTGCAGGCAAAATGCACACCATTGTATTCCCCGGTAATGAGAACCTGATTCGCTCAATAAACGCCAAGTTTGATCCAACCGAAGCAGGATCTCCCAACATACTCGCAAGTGCTCCGCCGATACTGGCTCCCGCCGCTCTAGGCATCGGCGCTCTAGGCTCCATGCAAGAAGCTAGGGCCGACGCTCTGGCCGCTGAAGGCGCAGGCACTGAGGTTATTTTGGACGCATTGTCAGGCATAGCCAGCCCTATAGCTGGCGGCACTGCTGGGGTTATGCAGTACACAAGTCCACTAGGATTCTTGTTAGGTAGAGAAGGCCAAGGCCAAAGGATTAGAGAGGCTCGTGAAACTGTAGCTGACGCGCTTAATTACGAGCCGCGCAGTGAGCTGGCTAAAGAGATGAGCCAAAAAGCTCAAGAAGGAATTGCGCAACTAGCGGCTCCAGTTGTCAAAACTCTGGAGCCAGTCGTTACTGGGGCCGTAGAGCAGATTACAGACCCGCAGAACGTGTCACCATTAGGGCTGCTATATCGTGGCGGCAAGTATCTTTACGAAGACATATTCGGTGAGCCAGAACGCGAAGCAACCAAGAGTGCTATGGACGTGGTTCTGTAACCCCCCGCTCTTTCTTCCACGTCCTGATAATGTAATCCGCCTCTGGCCCAGCCTCGTGCTCTACGTCAAGCACATGCCTGAACAGGCGCATAGCCTTGGGCGAATCCATCTGGTGCATCATCCTGAACGCGGCCATGTCGAGCGTCTCAAAGTATTTATCCATCAGACTTTGTTCCATGTGAAACATTTGATTTACGCCTCGGCGCTGGCTTTTTCACCGCCAAAGAGTCTCGGATCTCGGTGAGCAGCCGCTCGATGTTGGATAGGTAGTCGATCAGAACCTCAGCGTCATCACCCTCGACCTCAACGGTTATCTTCTTCATAGCGTTTCCACCACTTGGCTTAGGTTGCCTTCGATGAAGGCGTTGAAACAATCGACTACCTTGGACTCAAGGCCCAGCTCTTTCGACAGCTTGATGATGGCGTCACGCTCTTCCTGACCCTTTGTCCAAGCGCGGTGATCGTCGGAGTAATTGTACGTCCAGTCGTGGTTGAGCAGCATCTGCCTGAGACGCTCTATCTGGCTATCTACTATGGTATTCATTTAATCCTCCAAATCGTCCTTTTTATCTTTATCGCCCGTCAAAACATAGTCTTTTAGAACCACGCCCAGCTTGGGGTCACCACGCCTGTGCTCGCGTATCCAAGTCCGATTTCTCACATCGCCAAACTCGTCCTTGTACACGCGCCAATGCCCCCGCACTTGGTGTTGTTTTTTTCCATAAGACTCTTGTCGAGGCTCAGCAGACCTAGTTTCAATGCCATCCTCTTTTGGCAAAACAATTTTACAGCGGTAGTAAGAGTCGCAAGCAGTAACGATTGGGCGCTTACCCTTCTTTTGGTTCTCAACGCGAGCTTGTTCTTTGACAACCCACGGGTAGTTGAGCACCCGTAAAGTCTCCCAAACAACTCTGGTAATGTACGGCGCGAATGGTTCACCGTGCTCTTCAAAAGCCAGCCTTGTAGCTTCAACGCCGCAGATATCAGGGCATTCGATCATATGCGATCCAAGCACCATTTCTTTGTAGCCTGACGCCGCCTCTGAGATTGGCTCGTCTTGAAAATCCATGCCGCAAAGCAGCAAAGACATTTGTCGCAAGCGATCTTCTTGTTTAGGCTCCCACGCAACTGGAGGCAGGTTGGAATTAAAGCTTCGCCCCAAAATCCCCATGTGAATTAAAGATGTTTCGCGCATACTCGCAAACCAAAAGAAGTCTGTTTGCTCGTCTTGTGATTGAAAACAAAAAACGCCAATACGATCAAACTCAAGAGATATTTGTTCTTTTGTCTCTTCGATTTCAACGGCGATAGAGCCATAGCTCCAGCCGTGAGACTTCATCTCGTCATTAAAGACCTCAGCGTTGAACTCCAGCCAGCAATGCTTGAACGGTAAGCGCAGCTCGTCATGAGCCTGCATGATGTTTTCTGTCATGTACCGCACAGGCAGGTTGCCTTTGTTTTCAGTAAGCCCAGCCCAAGACGGTTCTTTGAAAACTGTTCTGAGCAAATCGTCCTCAATATCAAAACGACGAGTAACCTTCAGCTTGTTTGAAAGTGCCTTAACAACACTTTTTGATGGGCCTTCTTTTCTTCCTCTATGGCTCATGATTCGCTTTTCTGGTCTTGCAAGAGCGCGTAAAACTTCAGGGTACAGCCCACCAAGCTCCATTGGCTCAGAGGTGCCGTTGAGCGCAATGCCGTTAATTGCAACGTCCTCCCTCTTCTCGCCCTTCAAAAGTTTCTCAGCCATGTCCGCCAGCTCGTCGCCGTCGCCTATTTCGTAATCCATCACGTTCTCCTTTAGCCGCTTACGCGGCTTCCGACTGGTTGATATACGGGTTCACTAACGTGCGCCGCAGCTCACGGTAGATTGTTTTGAACGCATCGCCGTGTGGCTTGCGATAGGTGTTCTTGAGGTATCGAGTCCAAGCCCCGTACCGAGATTGAATGTGGTGCGCGACCTCGTGGGCGACCAAGCACTTGAGCAGCAGCTCAAGATCATCACAATCGACAATGTTGCCAATCACTGGGTCATCAGCGAATGAGGCATATTCTTTGAATGAAGACCGATTGCTTCGATAACGCTGCATGTCGATGCAGATCCGATTAGCACCGCCATAGCTGCTCTGGCTACGATACTTGGTCTGTACCTGAAGAAACTTTACAGCCTCAGCGTACACAACAGGCTTGCCGCGATACTCGATCTCGTACTGCTTCTTGCAGATTTCCCGCAGGCACTGCTTGGCAAACTTAACGACGAGCTTGTGCTCGTCGG